TCAACTGCATTGGCCAGAATGTACAACTTGGGTTTGTCTCCTTCAAGGTCATAAGCCCCGAACGCGTCCATACCGTGGACATAAGTGTAGAACCTAACTACGCCTGACGACGCGGTTGAGGTTGCCTCTGTCCCACTAGCAACGTCCTTGTTCAAAAGCCACCTAACCTGATAGAGTTCGCCCATTTCCCCCTTATAAAGATCCTTTACATCGGAGTATGTCTTAGCATTTATCCAAGCAGTATCTCCTAGTAAATTCATCTTGGAATAAGGTTCTGTTTTTCCGATGTACATACCATCCTTGTACTTGGGAGCGAAGTTTAGCTCTAGCTGCCGGACAATCATTCGAATGTCACAAGCGTCAAGAGTATCACCAGCGGTAAACGTAGCCACGTTATGGTTATTCCCATAGTAAGAAGTTCCGTTGCCGAGTTCGGCCCGGACCAATCTATTCAAGGTAGCACCCATATTGAAGCCAACGCTTTCCGCAGTCTCCTTCATGTTAACGTCAATACCTGTCAAGGTGACAAGTTTTGAAGCATTAACAGTCAACCCGTACTCCGATAAGGTCATAGCGACCGTACAAGAGTTAGCGGGACAAGTTACTGGATTGGACGCCTCCCCTAGTGGATCGGTGATAATGGTTAGTGCCTCTCTCCGAGAGAAGTTTACTGTCCTACCCTCACCGACTGGATGAGTTCGGATCTGACCACCCTCTTTAAGAACCATTTCCCATTCTGCCCGTGTCAAGAAAACCTTGTCGTAATAAGTTTTTACCTCATTAGAAAGGTTTCCTGACGTCCCTGTTAGCGAGACGTTGGTTGCTCCATCGATTCCTGTTCCTGTTGCTGCCATATTATCTCACCTCATTTCTTGGCTGTTTGCCAATGCAAAGTCGTCCTTAACTAGCTATTGGTATAAACCTAGTTCGGATTCGAGTTCCGCTATAGTTTTATCCTCAGCTCGTTTCTCTTGGGCTTTGACGGTTGTTGGTCTTAGAGCGGCCTGGGATACTTGCTTTGCAATCTTCTCCTCAGCCTGTCCAACCTCCCTGTCCAGAGAGCGTCTATATGGCTTCATAAGCCTACCTACAAAATCTTTAACAGACCCTGTAGGGTTTGACTTAACATAAGCCAAAGTCGCCTCATAGACTGTTTCGGATAAGTCCTTATCGAACCTATCACTGTTCGGGTCAAGTTCCGGGTGTGATCTAACAGCCTCCTGACTTTCCGTGTTTATACGGTTTAGTGCTCTCTCCCGTTGTACTTCGAGTTGCGCGACTGCTTGCGCAGTTCTAACAACATCAGCCTTGTACTGTTCGGGTGAGATTTCCGCACCTGGTTCGATGTTCGGCGTGTATGGTACTTGCGTACCAGGATCTACCGATCCTGTGAATTCCGCCATCTTCTCAGCCAGTGATTGGGCCTTAGCCTCACTCTCCTTGAGCTTCGCGTTGAGCTCCCTGATCCGAGCATTAGCGTCTTTTTTTGACGCTCCCTCAACCTCTGTCTCTTTCCCTGTTTCTTCCGTCGATTCCGCAGGTTCCAAAACTTCAGTCTTTGGTGCTTCTGTTTCTGTAGTTGGCGTTTCTACAGTGGCTTCCGCTAGGCCTTCTTTTAACGCCTGGTCTTGATCATTCATCAATAATCACCTCCTTCTCAAGAGTAACCCGACTTTTATTTAACGGCCCGTCGTGAGCTTGGCCGTAGCCTGAAAGGGCTAAACGGTAAGACAGATATAATTCCGTCCCACCGTTTAATCCTTTAAGCCATTCCCAATTCCTTCCTGGTCTTTAGAATTGGCCCCTTATCATCAACACCAACCATCATCTTATCCCTGCCGATCCAAACGGCATGGGTAAGTTCACAACTGTAACAGATCAAGTAATAACCCTGCTGTTTCCAGTTATGGAACCCAGGAACAAAGGAAAAATCGGGCCTATCCCACGACCTTTCCTCTGTTAGCGCCTCCGGCTTCGATTGAATCGTAGGCGTCATTGACGATGTTGAGCAAGCGTCTAATGACATCTTTTGTAATTTCTTTAACTACCGTTGATCTTCCAATACTCGCCTCATCGGCCCCGGCACTCATTTGCCCCCTAACTAATTCGTCTAGGTCTTCCATGACCTGATTCGCCCTAGCTAAAAATACCTTCCAGCCTTCATGGTTGGCCATATTGTGTAATAAGACCAACTCTTTATTAACCTCGCCATCATCCGGAACGCTTTCCGGCGTCAAGCTAGGTACACGAAACATTTCAAAATAGTTAGGCTTGAGTGCTGACTTCATTTGGTCCCATTGGTTGGGGAGGGACACCATTTACCCCCCCAACTTGCTGTAAAGCCATATCAAACTGCGCTTGTATATCACCAAGAACTGCCCCGGGATCATTAGACTTATCAACTACAATCTTGTCCCAATCAGTAATTCCTGAATTACTAATAATTCTTGAGAATAGCTCCCCAACTCTTAACTCCTTGCCCTCGCTTTGCAAAGATTGAGAGATGAGTTGGAAAGATTGAGGATTTAACATCAGATTGAGTATCCCCATGAGATTAGACTGTTGCTGTTTTTGATCTACAGCATAGGTTGACCCAGATACAATCTCATAATCATAAAGGATTGACCCCATGCTGTCCTTCTTGATGGTTAGCTTCCCAGAAGAGGGATCATACATTTCTCTTACATCCTCGTAAGACTTGGCAAGCTCGTCTATTTCCTCTTCAAACATTCTAAACTGGATCGGACCCATACGCTTTTTAGAAATGAGGTTAACAAACTTTTTATTCACTTTTGTTAAAAACTGCTCCATGTAGAAACGATCTACGTTATCCTTAGCGTTCTCCCTGGCTGCCTGCATTTGCAAGGCTTGAGGGGTCTTACCAAAACCTGGGTCTGTTTCCTGAGTAGTGCTCGTATTGGTTGTACCAAACATATTCAAAAGTCCAGAAGTTATAACCTGATAAACATTGTTAAACGTGCTTGTCCCTTGAGGGGTAAGGTTAAGAACCTGCGCCCCTGTTGTCCCAGCACTGCCCGGGGCGTTTCTCATCATCCATTTAGCAGCATAAGAGAATTTAATAGAGTTAGGATCAGATACATTATCCTTGTTTATAAGCGTGGGTGGGAAAATAGACATTTTCACTGCGTCCATGTAAAGATTCCATATGGAGTTAAGTGTATTTTGCATGGGTGCACCTCTTTCGCTATCGCCCATCGCCATAAAATCATCCAGAAGGGGCACGGAGAATTTATTAACTATGGGAAGCTCGTCGTTTTCGTGAGGGTTATCAGAATCTCTAAACACCATATCAGCGTCTACACAATAATCAACCCATCTATCCCTCTCGAACATGGATAGAACCTCGTAAAAACCATCTTTTTTTGCCGGGTTAGCCTGCGGATAGGCGTTTTCCTCTCTCTTGGTAGTATCAGACGACGTCCGTGCCTGTTTACTCCCGGCCTGATCCTTTAGCTTGGCAACAATCTCTGATAAGTTTTTGAAACCCTCCCGCTTTTTACCTTGTAAATCCTCAAAGAAGGAGAGCTTGCGCCATGACCGAACTATAACGTAGTCGGAATCATCAAGAGAGATAGCCCCAACCTGAGGAAAGACGTCCCTGATTGGAAGTAACCACATATCTGGACCACGATAACCATTCTTCCTCACGTCCCAATCAACCATGACGAAGAAATTACCGTAGATATTGGAGTACCTGTCAACCATCCGACATTTTGTGAGAAAATCAAACTGAGCATTGGCATTTGGCACGACGTATTTATCCAGCGTTAGGTTCATCAACTTAGACGCACCCTCGTCATTCTTTGAAACCGCCCTAACCTTTCCTGTAGGAAGTTGAGCCATAACCCTGGCCTCGCGCTCAAGAATAAGAGAGGACAGCTTAGGATCAAAAACCTGTGACCTAGCATTATCCACGGAGATCTTGTCGTCAAGGATATTGTGGAATAAGTTCTCGTAGGAATCCCACTTAGCTCTCTTAGTCGCGAGATACTTATCAGCTGCGTCGTAACGCTCTAGGATGATGTTGCGAAGAGAATCCATAAAAATGCCCCGCTTCTCGCGGGGCTCGCCCCTATGGGGCATACCTGAAGTATCTATACCAGCCCTGACGGATCGCTGTCAAGTTTTTTGTTTGGGGGGTAACGCTTGCGCTTCATAGAGGTAATATGCAACGTGTTTAGATTAGGAAGACCGTCAGAAAGCACTATGTTGCACGTCAAAGTACCATACTGCAACCTACGGCTTAATATTTCTATCCTAGCGATCAAGTCAAATATCTCTTGTTTCATTAAAAGCCTGTGGTGGGATATTCTCTACAACCACATAGTCTACAATCTCTCCAGAACTTACCCGTAGAATAAAAGTAAATAGTCCGGCACGTTTGCTTTGCATATCCTTCAATAGCTCTAGGTAAACCTGCTTATTATGCTCAAGAATATCCAGTTGCTTAATCATATTTTAGACACCCATTTTGTATCATCTGGTAAGAAAATATCCGCTGTATCTCCCTGATGGTGGCTGACTGCAAAGTATCTCATTCCGTCTGAACCGTGGCTTGACCAATCATGTTTCGGGTAGTTTTTAAACACTTTATTCTTTTCGTCCCATTCCTTCTTATAACTCTTCAAAGCCTGTATCCCCCTGTCACACTTAACAGCATCAAACCAGCAAGAAGACAAACTTCCCCTTACAGCGTTTATACCATCTTCCAAAGAAATCTTAGGAGCAATTCTAAAGGTAATTCCGTTATCTCTTGCTACCTCCCATCGGGTCTTACCCGTCCCCATCTCTTTTACCCCAATATCAAACGGCGCCCAATGCTCACCGTAGTTATACCCCTTCTCTTTCAGCTTGGAAATATAGTGGGTCAACCCTTCCCCGGAGTTTTCGTAGTAGTCTATAAACCTATTCTCTCCCCCTAGTCCCTGATGAAACCAGATTGTCATCGAATCATCCATACCTAAATCCCAGTAGGTATTAACAAGTAAGTTGCCATCGTATGGTACCGAAGTGATCCTTTTATCTCTCTCCGCTCTTTGCATTGCTTCACCATAGTAAGACCCGATAACTGGAGCTTTGAAGGAGCACATATACTCCTGCTCGAAATACGCCCTAGCTTCTGCCTCACTCCGCCCGTTAGATGTGAACCTTTTAGTCACGTCATCTAAAATCTCCTCCAGTTGCTGCTTTGTGAAAATCCCGGTGTCTTCCGCCGTAAGAAGCTCAACGTACCACTTGGGGTGATTCTTGGCAAATTCAAATAAGGCCCTGGCGTGGTTATCTCCTTTAGGGGTCATGTTAAATATAGCAATACCGTCGTTCTCCCTTAGTATCGGCTCTACTACGTCCCAAGCGTAGGGGTCATGTTCTGACCACTCGCTAAAAACAATTAACCGGGGGTTACCTCCTCGCAAGGAATCCGGGTGATCTGTACCAGCGACTTGAAATAGAGAACCATTAACTATGGGGATAGTCATTCTTGATTCGTTCGCCTCCCCGCTTCTTATCTCTCTTGGGATATGCTCAATATACTTAAACCCATCTACTCCCATCCCCTGCCAAAGATTATCCCTACCCATGACTAGCGTAGGATAGACGTATTTAACTAAACAAGGGTCTTTAAGTAACCGGCGAGGAATAGTGTCGGCTATATTAGTTTTATCCTTACCGCTTCTTCTATGCCAGACCTGTAAAAAGTACCTTTTCTCGCTCTTCCCTGCTATGGCCTGCTCTACTGCCCTTAGAAAAGGGACTTGATAAGGTCTAGCTGTAAAGTTATGGGGTATCTGTACTCCCATATGTCACCATGCTAACTTTTATTTCGCTCTCTATCTCTTTTTTCTCAGAGAAATGCTCTTTCAACACCCGCTCTAGTAACCACTCCTTACTCTTAACCGCTTTGGACTGTCTCTTGGCCCACTCTGCTCTAGCAAGCACGACTTGATACGCGAAATCCGGATCCTCCTTCTTCCATCTTATGGCTGTGTCTTCATTTCTCCCAACAGATTCCGCCGCGAGTTTTAAGACGGGAAGCTCCCGGTAATACTCTAAAAATTTTTCTTTTAATGGTAATTTACTATCGTTGATCATTTTACTTTGACACACATCGCCCTTCTGTCGTCAAGGATATAATCTGAGGAAAGATTATATCCCAACCAGAAAGCTAGTATTGATAAAAAAATAGCTGCTATTACCTTCATACATCCTCCTCTAATTCTACCCTGACTAATTTATCTGATGATATTTTACCCCAATTAAGCAAGTCCGGGTTTTCAGTAACCAACTTAATTGAGTATACCAGATCCCCGGAAACAGTTTTAACCGCTTTTACCTCTTTTATTTCCATAATAAAGTTATTTTTCATAATTTCTATTTGATTTTTCCATCCAATCATACACAAGTTCACCATCCAGTATTCTTTTGAGAGTGTCAGCCGAAAACTTCATAGCACAACGATAACCTTCCATCCACTCATGGTCCTGTAATGGATCGTTAACAATAGATCCATTATTTAAAACTTCTAAAAAATACTCAAGTTGTTTTTTCATATAAAAACTTACATGTTATGTCCATTAAATTTTCAACGTACAGTTTCAGTTCTCAATAGTTTGGGGGGCTTATAAAAAGATCTCTTACGAGCCTACACTTTATTTCATTCAGTGCTACCCTCCAAACTGTTCAAAACTTAAACCTATTTTGTCGGCGGTTCTATTTCGGGATAAAAATAATCTAAAAGTTTCTTTAAGACATATGTTGGGGATGAATTGCTTACCCCTTCTTTCATACCATCTTTTTCCGCCTCAAAAATCCATTGTTCGCCATCTTGTGATGTGAGTTTAATTTCTATCATTATTTTTCACCTCCTCCCGCTTTCAAAACTTAAACCTATTTTACTTTGATAGTCTCGATTATCAGTTTAATTGCCTGATAGTCGGGATTAACAAGCACCCCAATTAGGGTTGCTAACGGAACTAAAACAAATAATAATCCCAATACCGTACAAAAGAGGATTACAACAAATCTAAGATCATTACTGATAGATTTACAATCTAAAAATCTTTTTGCAATATAAAGTAAAATAATTCCAGGTATCCATAGGAGTAGTTCAGTCAAAGCATTAACGTACACCTGTCTAACAAAAAGACTAAAAGTATATTCTGCCCCCTGACCGATTTTTTCAGCTAGCGGTGCTAATTCTGTTTTGATAAGTGCTGATGCTGATGCTATGTCTTGTAAATTCATATCCACCTCGCTTTCACTTATATTTTACTATGTACTTTGTGTTTTCATATTTCTATTTAGTTATTAAAACCCTCAAATCTGGGGGGATGTATTTTGAGGCTTTCGCCCCTGTGTACATCTGGATTGTATCCGCTCCTGTTGGCATAGTTTACCCCGCTAAGGGTGAGTGTTAGCCTCGCACCCGATGCCTCATACCTCTACTTTTTGGTCAACCCCCAGATTTCAAAGTTCTATTTCTCCTTTTTCTTTAAAAATCTTTCAAATAATCCAAGACTTTTCTTATAACATCTATGGCTGAAAGTGTCTTAAAATTCAATTCTTCTTTTACCTCTAGCTCTACTTCTTCCCTTGTTGAACGTCGATAGTATTCATCCCTTTCTATAGGGTGTTGTTTTTCTCCCCATTTCCGCACTGTTAGGTCAAACTCTGTTTTATTTATTATTATTGCCATTTATTTCTTCTTTTTCTTTAAAAAGTCTAGTAAACAATCTATAGCTTTATTAAAACCAAAACATTCACATTCTCCACCTTCATATCCACACAATTTACATATCCAGTCGTCATTTGTATTTCTCCTAACATTTTTTGCCCACTCCCTTACTTCTTCTCTCCCTTTGGTGTAACCCTCAAAATAGGACTGGCCAATAAGGTGACGAACAAAGTCACCCAAAATCTTTTTCCTTGAAGCAACCCGAACCACTCCCAACATTGGGTTAGTTCCATTTTCCCATTCAGTAAGGATATACTCCAAATCCCTTTCCCATTGTTCTTTATTTCTTTTTTGCATATTTAAGTCCTTTCTCATTCAAGGATAAATCGTCTTATTTATCGGCGTACACCTAATATGTTCTCGTTTTTTACCTTTATCTACTGCCAGAATTACTCGACCATTCTTTCTAATCTTGAAATTTCCCATAGTTGTCATAATGACTTTATCACCGGGGATAGCGTCCTTTGTCAATTTGTGACTAATATCCCCTAACTCTTTTATCGCCAGCTTTTTTGGAGGAAATAGCCACCGCCATAATCTCCGATACCAGACCAAGTCGTATTTAATCATTTCATCTAGGTTCATTCTTTCCCTCCTTTTTTCCCCTCTCATACCCCCTTAATTCAGCTTGTTTTATTTGGGAATGGATAAAGTCTTTAATTTGTTCGTACATATCCCATTTTCCATTTTCATATAACGGATGATCTGGTTGAACACAATATCTCTCAACAATATTTTTTGTAAAACCAAACCTTTCCTCAAATTCTGTTTCCCAATCTCCCTTAATGTTTTTCATAAGTTTATTTTTTTATTCCGGCAACGGTTAAGTCGCCAAATCGTTCACACTCCTTGTTATCGCAATAGTGAGCAGTTGTTCCGAAAATAGCAAAATCTCCCCCACCCATATTTACAGACTTCATTTCTTCACCACATTTACGACACCACAATCTTTTAGATTCATTAAATTCCTCCCAAGTCGGAAACTTACCATCTGTATTTTCTCCTTTAGTGTTTTTCATAAATTAAATTTTATTAGATTTGTATTTCCTTTTTCTTTCCACACTTCTCACAAAAAAGTATCAACCAATAATCATACCCCATACTTGCACGGTTTATAGCACCCGCCTTAATAAATCTATGTTTACAAATCTTTTTCCTTCTCCTAATGTTTTTCATAAGTTTTTATAAATCAAATAGACGCGGGCTGGTCATTCGGACAAGAAACCCAAGCCATTTAAGGTGCTTACGCGTACCCACCCGCACATCTTTGTCTTAGTCTTCATAGATTAAGCTCCCATTGGTGTAGTCAACGCCTTACGACTTTGACTACACCCGTAAGGCTCAATTAGACGACTTCATATTCAGAATATTTCGTCTCTACTCTTTCTGGTTCAAGCCCCAAATCTTTAGTGGACTTATCGCATTTTTTACACTTAAAAGATGGAACAACATTATCCCAGAAATTTCTGTCGTCATAGGCTGAGTCGTAGGTATCTTTAGTTCCACAGGCCTCACAAACCATGTCACATTTGCAATCCCGCCTAAATTGGTCATATTTTCTAATTACTTTCATTTTTATTCACCCCCTTTCAATTAATGTTTTTCATAAATTATTTTAATAAATCTGATAACCTTTCTCGTAAAATTCTTTTTAAGTCGTTTAACACCATTTGAGTTCCTCTATTTGTCATACCTTTTAAATCTTTTCCGATCACTTTTTCCATTTCACTTTTTACTAGTTCTTTGATTTGCTCAACAAAGACACCTTTATCAATCAACACTCCATATGCGTGATTGTCTTTTATTACTTTTAATAACTTAGTATCGAAGTCTTTTGTTTGGTTAGTCATTTATTCCCCTCCTTTTTAGAAAGTAAGTTTCTGTCTAAAAAAGTAATAGTTACCTTACTCATGCCACTTCCCCTTAAAATCTTAATAACCTCATCAATTTTCTTCGTAAAGTCTGGTGGATTGGAAAATATACGCTCGTCAGTTTTGTAAAAACAAACAAGCTCGATTTCTTCTCCACTATTTTTAACCCACCTTTGATAATCAACCTTGGTGTTATTGTACGTTGGTATATAAACACAGCTCAATTTATTTGTCATTTTAGTAAAGATAAAATATCATCTAGGGCTTGGTTGTAATAAAAAATTCTTATGTTCCAGCTTTCGTCCGACCCATCACGTTCTTCTCGTTTCGACATTCTTTTATTTTCAATTTTCTCTCTTAACTCTTTTTTCCACTCTTCTTTAGAGTAGGAAAGTAAAGCGAAAACTTTATTAACAATTTCGTTAATAGCTTCTTTACCAAACTCATCTTTAAGGGAGAATAGATTACGGTCTCCCCACTCAATAATTATTTTCTCAATTTTCTTTTTTTGATTAGTCATGTCATCATTTTCTACCCAGTGTCTTTAACCCACTGGACGCATTTTTTCCTGTCAAGGAAGAAGGCAATCCTACTGGGATGACGTAATCTCCGAATGGCTTTGGCCTCAATCTCTCTAATCCGTTCCCGGGTAACACCAAAGGCCCGGCCAACTTCTTCCAGAGTTCTGATCCTGCCATCCTCAATCCCAAACCTAGCAATAAGAACTTTTTTTTCACGATCATTTAGGGTGTCCAATAATTCGATCATCCTTTCCGCTAAGCTCTTTGCGGGCCCGCAAAAACTACCTCCCCAGATGCTGTCAAAGAGTCTAACAATAGCCATATTCTTTGAATGGGTATTAGCAATGTCCGCTAGATCCGATAGTAACTTTTGTCTTATTGATAAATTCATATAGTTTGAATTTTCTCCTCTAAATTACCAGTCATGTTACCTCCCTGTCTGATTAGACTTAGAAAAACGCAAGCCTTCTGATAAATCGTTCTTCTTCAGCTTTACGGGTTTTGGAAGTTTGGGGTTTATAAGACTCCCGGTCAATTCAGCCCTCTTAACAAAGCCCAGTAGGTCAGTGAATAAGAGAAATGCATAAATCTGTTCTTTGTTCTTTGTCCAAACCACCACGGGGGTCTTGGAACCGCAGTTATCAGTAGTCTTTTTAAACCAGTCAAGGAATTGCTTACCTACACCCTCGACGTTTTTACATTCTAGGAATAGGGGAAGATTGGGAGAGTTGATGTCTGATTTTAAGCCCGGGATGCTTCCTGATAATGGCATTCTCCGGGCCTCCCAGCCGTAGCCTCGGATGAGCTCCGAGACGGCTCGTTCGTGCCGGGAACCTTTTTGTTTGCTATTGAATGCCATTCTGTTTTTTGTACTTGTTAAAAAGCAAGATGACAGCTCTTGGACTTATATTGTACTTTTCAGCTACCTCTTTTATGGAGAAACCTTTTTCGTAGTGGAGCTTGTAGATTGCCTCTCGGCGCTTGGCCCAAGCGTCAAGTTTTTTCCTCCAGGGACTTTTCATAAAAAGATTATATCACACCTTATGTAGTGCTGTCAACAGTGAATTGGCTCTTGACATTTACCCCGAAAAGTTTTATCCTGATTTTTACGATGAAGGTATCATTCAAGAAACAAACCCGCCAACCTACTCCTGTATCGGGATGCCTTCATCGGTCTCCCCCCACGCTTCGTGCGGTACGGGAGTGGGTTAGTAGGTTTGCCAAGAAAGATATAAAAACATGGATAAACAGATAGAAGATAAGCTAGAAAGAGCTGAGGCGTGGGGACTAGCCTTAGACTATAAAGTAGATTTGCATTTAAAATGGATAAAGACACAGAAAATGGGGAAGTGGCAAGAAGCAGATGTTTTGGAAAAAATGTATAAAGCGGCTGAGAGAGTAGAAGAAAAACTAGCCTTGAGTATATGAGCGCACAAGATAGAGTTAATGAAGCCTGGAAAGAAGATAAACTAATAAGGTCTTTGAGCCAGCATGCCTATGCTTCAATGAAAGACGGAGCTACTATGGCAGAGACACTTAGCCTTCTTATGGAGCTTAACTCCAATACAGATAATCCTGTTTCTCAAAAGGATCTGGAAAATATAGTTAAAGAAGCAGAGAAAAAGACTTCTAAGTTCAGGAAGAAAGAGACAGATCAGAGCATAGAGGCAACCTTCATACAAACTCCGGAGCACGTTTTTGAACAGACTGTACGCATGGCAAAAGACAACAAGCTCATTTTGAAGCTAGTAGCGAATAGTACGAATGGTGCTAATGGTGCTGTAGAAACTTGCTTCTGTAAATATGACCCTAGTAATGATACCTGGGAAAACATAGAAACAGTAACTATAGGAGACAAAATCTATAAACCGATGGGGGGAGAATTGTTTGATGACGAGAATACCGTTTTAATCTTTCCCTCGGGAGTCATGGAATATGGTACAGATAAAGAACTTATAGAAGAAATAAGAGAATTTATACATACTTACTTAGAGGTAGATCCCTATTATGAGCAGGTACTACCCTTCTACGCCCTGTTTACCTGGGTACAAGATAAATTTCCCTTTACTGCCTATCTCCACTTTGTAGGTGTAACCTCTACGGGGAAAAGTAGAGCTATAGATACAATGGCACAGATATGTTACAAAAGCATAGTAGCCTCTGGTAGTGTTACTAACTCTCCTATATTTAGATTAAGTGATATGGTTAGGGGGACACTGTGCCTTAACGAGTTTGAGCTAGGGGCCAAGACGGAAGAGGGGTACAACGAGAAACTCCAGATATTAAAATCAGGTAGTGAACACTACGCCGCCCTTAGAACAGAAGGGGAGGGGAAGAAACAAGTAAGAAAATATATATTAAAGGGGCCTAAGATCTTTGGGGGGCAGAGACCCATAGAGGATTCCGCACTTCTCTCTAGAACCATAGTTATCCCCATGAAGAAAAAAACGAGGAGAATCCCTATTTATACCTTAAAGTCTTTCCAGGAAAAAGGAGATATATTAAGAAAAAAGTTATTATTATGGAGGTTAAGACATTTAAATAAAATAAATTTAGAGGAGATAGAGTATGGTATCCCAGAACTAGAGAAATTTGACAGTCGAGTACAGCAGATAATGACTCCCATTTATTACATAGCTTCTGATGCTGTAAAACAGACAATGATTGAATATCTACAAGAATTAGAAGATGACATTAAAGAGAGCAGGAGGGAAGAACCATCAGGAAAGATATTCTTAGTTATAAAAGAAATTATAGAGTCAGGTCGTAGGCCAATCCTCAAAGAGGTGGCCTCAGCGGTATTTATGACACCGGAGAAAACAAGGAACGTAGTAGTTAAAGAAATGGGATTAAAAATAAGCCAGGAGGGTCATGCAAACATCAGGTACATCCAGTGTGGCGACAAGGAGGCTCGAAGACTCTCTGAATATGTTGGTGTAGAATACAAGGGCATATCCGTACAGACTGTTCTAACTGATAGCACCGTCGCAGATGCAGAATCTAGCGCATTACAACAGCCTAGCTAGTTGCTAGTAGTTTTGCTCATAGATCAGGGGCTTACAGTATGAGAGACTTATTGAACCCATCACAATATAACAAAAGAGGTCAGATAGAAGAGATCATTTCTGGGGATATTGAGAACTATCGTATTCTTGCCGATCTCCAAGCTCCCATAAACGAGCTTTTATATTCAAAAATGGGAGAGATCCAATATGGGAAGCTCCCAGCATGGATTAAACCTGCCCTGATTGACCATGACTACCCCGATAGCTCTATTCACTCCATGTTTGGTAACAAAATCCTTACCATACCCTCCCTATTCGACCACTGGGGGCGAATAAAGGGGAAAGAGGAAGTATTTTTCGCCCATCCATACGAGGAGAAAGTTGATACAGAAGATATTATCTGGTTGGTTAGGTGGACAAAAAAGAACGGTTTCAAGTTCTTGATCAAAGCAAGTAGTTTTTACTTCCCTTCAAGAACCCTGCTCATCTTGATACTTGACAAGTGATATGTCTAGTGTTATACTACCCTTAGTAGCCTGAACTCAAGGAAAAGAGGTGAGACACAATGACAGCAGATAAAAAACTTGAAAACATAAATAAAAGCCTAGCCTGGATAGAAGGCTATAGATATGCTCTTAAGTCCGTTAAAAGCGGGAGTATTCTGAAGAATGGCAATGATTGGGCAATATGTCCAACTTGCCACAAGCTCTTCGTAGACCCGGCCGAGACGGAATCTATAGATAAAGTTAATCAATGCCTATCTTGTGACCACCTAACAGCCGAGGAGTACATTTAACTCCCCGGTAAGGTGGCCCAGTTGATCCCAAAACAACTGGACCAACCTTACGAGGGAGGTGAATAAAAATGGCTAACTTAAAATTGCAAGCTAAAGGTCTTTTTAAACAACTTCTGCCCCTTATAGTCTGGGGAGTAATCCTAGCCGGGGTAGGAGCTTATTTAAAAACCAACAGTGACGTTCATCTTTTCGCCCTAACTCATCCAGATCAGGTGAGAAAAGCTATGGCTATCAACCGACTGGGAGACGTTAAAAAGGGAGAATTCCTGAACAGAGTTTATGGGGAAACGTTTGCTAGTCCGATAGCAAAGTAGTCGTATAGGGTAAGCGCCTGAACGCTTATCCCAATATGGATATTTTGAGTTTACTAGCAAGTTTCATAATCAATGCGCAAGACACCAGTAACATGGATAGAGATCTGGAGCGACTACAGACCATCCAGCAAAGATGGGCTGACGAGGAGCGAGAGCGTGACTTTAATGCTAGAGTGGGCCGAGTTAAAAAATTCCTTGAACAGCATCGGTCACCGCTGGCGGATGAGGCTGATGTTCTTGTTAGGGTGGCTGATCGGTTTAACCTCGATTATCGTTTACTTCCTGCTATCTCCGGAAAAGAATCTACTTTTTGCAAATACTACCGACCCGAGACTTTTAATTGCTGGGGCTGGGGCCCTCATATCAAGTTTGATTCTTTTGAGTCTGCTATTTACCACATCGGAGAAAGTCTCTCCCAGAGATATGACACGTCATCAGTTAGAAGTATTGGATATAAGTATGCTCCTCCCACGGAGAACGACACGGAGGGCTGGATTACAACCGTTGAAAAGTTTATTAAAGAAATATGACTAAAGATTCCAGACGCGCTGGTTTCTACTGGGTAGAGGATAAACCCTACGCCAGCGTAACCTCCATTCTAAAAGTGATTGACAAAAGCGAAGCCCTCTTAGGGTGGGCAGCTAGGGAAACTTACTATGCTATGGTTAAAGACCCCACTATCAGTGAAGATAAGGCAGTAAGAGCCCATCTAGAGACACGAGACGAGGCCGCAAGTAGAGGTAGTACCATTCACTCCCTCCTAGAGGTCTACAGGGCATCTGGCGAAGTCGTAAGCACGCTACCTATTTACCGGGGATATTACACCGCTTTTAAGTCCTGGGTAGAAAAGAACCAACCCAGATTCATAAAACAGGAGGAAACTTTGGTAGACCACGAGTTAAAAATAGCTGGGACTTATGATGGCTTAGCAGAAATAAACGGGAAGATTTACTTAATTGATTTCAAAACCAATAAGGAAGGCAGGCTATTCCCCGAGGTAGAACTACAATTATCAGCCTACCTCCACATGGCAAGAAAGACTCAAAAGATAGATGGGATACTAGCCGTAGGCCTAGCCGAAGATGGCAGATTTAATGAGCTCTACTGCATAGATAGGTTTGATGCTTTCCTCCATTGTTTTGAACTGTACAAGTGGAAAGAGAAAGATAAGTTAGAGAAAGTAGGATATGGAAAATGAATTTTATATCAACCCAGAAAAGAAAGGGAAATGGAACCAGTGGTTAACTTTCGATCAAGCTATGCAGAGAGCTCAAGACAAGAAAAGGGGAATTAAAGTAGAGGAAAAACGCTTACCATGGATTGCCCTACTCTTAATCAATGGCAAAAGAGAAAATAATCAAAGGTAAGGAGGACAGTGGCAAACACGAAGGAAAGCGAGCAGAAATAAGACGTATTGCCCAGGCGGAATTAGACTTATATGAAAGTTACCTTACGCAAGCCAGCCACCCAAAGAATTTACGAACGGGAGATGGCCAAGATGAAAGGCGAAAAGGGCTGTAGGCTGTGTAAGCTCCCCGTCCTAAAAAGAGTTGGGGGCTTTGTTATTGTCGCTAACGAATATCCCTACGACAGGCTTTTTAGGGTTGACCACATGCTTATTACTAAAAAGCATAAAAAGTACTTAACTCCGGACGAGCTAGTAAAAGTAGACAGGTTAAAGAGAAGACTGGACTACGACTACGCTTTTGAAAACTTACCCAGTCAAGCAAGTATAGCAAACCATTGGCATATTCATTTATTCCGAAGATGAGAACGTGGAGAACACCAGAGGGTGAAGAAAAATACACGCAAGCCAGAAAGAGCTTTAATGGCGAGTGCCGAATTTGTTTAATTCCCAAAAAGGAAGAAAGAGGCTCGTTCCTCATTGTTCCTAATGAATTTCCCTATGATGCGGTAAGCGCGGTAAATGATATGCTAGTTTTAAGGGAACACAGACCTAGATTAAGCCTAGACGAGTTAATAGAACTCGATAATTTGAAAAAACAACTTGGGGAGGAAAGGTTTTATGATTTCTTACTGGAAAATATGCCCTGTAAACAAACTATACCTGCTCATTTTCATTTGCACCTAATGAGATTAAGACCGACAGGAGGTGAATAAAAATTGAAACCGAAAGATAAAGAACCCAAGAGAGATCCAAGAAAAGAGGTTAAAGTTACACCCGCCTTTGAGGTCAAAGTAAATGGCGGGAGAACCGTAATTGTTCCCAGAGAGGATCATGAGGAAACAACTGATAGAATCTGGAGAATAATAGATAGACAACGGAGATAAAATCAGAAATTAGAAGGGAGGTGAGAATATGAGCTGGGTAAAAGTAGGAGGAGGAGACGATGTTCCGGTTTTCGTTTTTGACTCTGTCAAGAATAAAACCCTAGAAGGAGTCTATGTGAAAACCGAAAGTAATGTCGGACGCAATCACTCCAATATGTACTATTTCGAGGGTAAAGATGGGAAACAGATTAAAATCTGGGGAAACACTGTTTTAGACTCCAGATTTAAAAACTTGGCCCCCGGGGAATTAGTTAAAGTGGAATACTTGGGATTAGCAAAGGGTGCGAAATCTGGGAAGAATTTCCATAACTTTGAGGTATTTCGTGACGAACCAGAAGTGGTATAACAAGTTTGTCCGTTAATTTTTAACCCCCCCACTTTAGTAGGGGGGGTTTTGGCAGCAACCCGCTGTTGCCTTGCCTGCAAAGGGTAATCCATTTTCGCAGGCGGGAATCAAACCCTTTAGGATAACGGGGGTACTTTTCCACCAACCTACTCCTTGACTTACGTCTTGGTTCCGTTGGGGTTCATTCGGTTCTGCCAGTTGCCGAACATAGTAGGGCTATTTACCCTTACCCTACAAGGTAGCCACTGTGAGATTCGAACTCACATCTCCCGAACTCCCCGCTTGTTGGGATACGGGCGTTTTCCCCGGTGCTACTTCAAACACTCGTCAGCAATACTAAGTGGCCCTATTCAATGTCAAATAAATCACAAACCTTATCTCTTTCTATACTTCCATAAACTGATTTGCACCCTGTAGCTGTAACCCTGTTTTTACAGTTTCCGCAGTTTCCGATATCCTCACTAGAGGCAACACCATACCCCGCCTCACTTTTGGTTATACGGCTATTAGTAACCTTGACGCTTTGCTTAGCGGTCATGGCTAATGCTATTTTTTTCAAGTGTTCCATATTTTCTCTACCTGTTTTTAAAAAAGCTCCTACGATGTCTTTGTACGCGTTTCGCATATTGTACACCATTTGCCAATTAGCCCTCGTATTCATCACAATCCCCATGCTTCCCACTGGAATAAACAAAGTGCCTTTTACCTTTCTTATGAACCGTAGCTGTTACCATCTCTGTGGCCCACCCCACCCTGTCCTCCGCGTCTTTTAGCTGGTTTTTACATCCAGCGCACTTACAAACCTCCGCACGTTTTCTTTGAATTTCCAATTGTTCTAAAGCGAAATTCGCTACGGCGACATTAGCGACTCTCCCAATTTCTTGCCCCTCCTTGTCGGGGGTAAAAGTAAAAAGTTCTTTTAATGAGGTCAGGATTTTCATTTTGTTACTTTCTGTCTCCCTTCGCTTTTAACAACAAGAAACGTACCAAGCGCACCACCAAGGATTTCTGGCGCCGCGTACGCGGGATTACCGATGAATGCTGCCAGGCTGATGTAACCAAGGGCTGCGATGAGTATGGATGCCGCCGTGGCCTTAAAAGCTTCTCCTCTTGCCGCCGTTCGTACGTAGTACGCCCCCAAAGCATCCACCAAAAAGGAGGCAATAAAAACAACACCCACAAGACCCATGTCCAGTTCAGCGATTCTCTCCACATCTTCAAAACGGCCACCAACCGGGTTTCTTTTTATCCATTCTTTGCGTATTTCTTCTCGCTAACATGACCAATTCCCTTTCGTGAGTTGTGTCCCAATAAGGAACCCTCTCGTCTAGTTTGTCTCTTCTGTCTTTTTGCATCCGCTCAAACGCCTTTTTATCTCCTTTTCGATATTCTTCCAAATAACTTGGCTGGTCCGGATGTGGCCCACCTTGTTTTTTACCCTCATCCCCGGTGTGTATGTTTGTACATAAAGAAACTGCAATGTCCGGCGTGTCCGGATTTAATACCCCCACTCGTCTTTGATACATTTCCGGGTAACCGTGATGGACGTTTATTCTTTTATCCCCGTTGCAGTTGTGTTTATATGGCCACTGGCATCCACCCTTATTACCTTCAACTTTAATTCCTACTTCTTTGTCCCTCTCAATTATGGCCTTTCTTTGCTTAAGTCCAAAAGCCCAACTTGTCGCCAATAAGAAATCCGTAAAAACGGCCGCTGTTACCTTTTCAGCTAGGTTCTCATGGCTTCTCATTCCTAAATCTATTTATTCTTTCCCTTACCCAGTCAGTACACCACTCCTCATCTTCTTCAATACTGCTTGGCATATTCTGTCTTAACGCTAAACACAAACCAAAGTCGGTATCCGCTAGGTGTTGCTCTAAAACTCTAATCCTAGCATTTGCCCTAGCTGCTTCCTGATAGGTCTGGTAAATAACTTCCCCAGCGATAGCGTTCCCTGCTACTACAGCAACACCCACACCAGCGACTTTGGCCGCTTTTTTCCAGTTAAGCTTCTTAACCTTTTCTAGCCACCTGTTCATTTGATTAAAATTTTAGTATCTGTAAGTCCGTTTAGTTTTATGTACTTACTCTCGTTGATATATTTGTCAACAAGTTTTAGGACTAAAGTTCCAATAACGGTAACTTCCGTCTGGGGAAATCCAGCTACTTTTTCTAAAGCCACCGAAACTAAAGCAGAAATGGCCCCGAAAAAAGCTACTCTGGATACCTCCTGTAAGGCTTCAACCGCCGCTTTTCTATCAAACTTCATTTTGCATCTCACCTCCCATAAAACCTAATCACCCCAATTAGAAGGTTAATCTCCCAATCGGGAAGCTGGTTAAGTTTCAATTGTTCCTTATATTTCTTCTCTAATTCATTGTAGGCGGTAGTCTGGTGGTTAAGAGTGTTTTTAACGATAGTTAATTCATCGGTGGCAGTAGATAGCCTCTCCTGTAACTCAGAGGCCTTCTGGGTGGCTTCTACGGTCTCAGATTTAGCGCTAGCCAGCTCTTTGGTTAATTTCTCTACAGACTCGGCGTGACTAAAGTCTTCATTAATTGCTTTTACTATTTCCCCTTCACTTTTAGTGCAGTTGAGAAGTGCAGCTAATTCCTGCAAAAACTCATCGTTATGTTTAAGTTGGGCGTTGACTGCATCTAGCTGGATACCAATATCATGGACTTGTTTATTCAGTTCGGCAATCTTATCGTTAAGCTTGTCTACTGATGCATACCCAGCAGTTGAAAATTTATCGTACTCCGTGGCTTTTTTAACCAACTCCTCAAAGGTTTTTTTATTGACAGGGATTGTGTCATCATTAGGCTCCGTTATCAAAGAGGTCTGATCAATATACCCAGCGTATCCGTTGTTTCTATCTCTAGGAATAGGGAAAACCCCCCAGTGAAGATGCGGTCCAGTAGAAAAGCCCGTATTGCCCGATAACCCGACCTGTTGCCCCTCGGTAACCTCTTGACCAATTTCCACATCTACCCTGGAGAGATGGGCAGTAAGTGACCCCCATTTATCCGATTCAATTTTAACGTATTTGCCATACCCAACATCACCAGATTTAACGGCCTCAATGACTCTACCAGAAATAGAAGCTAAAATAGGAGTACCAGAGGGAGTAGCCATATCGATTCCATTATGTCCGGCCATCCCAAATTGTTTGTAGATATCGGGATTTAATCCGAAACCTTGTGTTAAGGGAAAATTTCCCTTGAATGGTTTAATCATATTATTGCGACCATCCTCTTACAAGGCGATCATAAATATAATTTCCAATAGCATTGATTATAACAAAGACAATCGTTGATACAACCGCCAACTTACCCATAATATTAGCTTGCCAGTTTTCAGCAACGGATAGCCTTCTTTCGAGGGTGCTTGTTTTTTTTTCGAACACGTCGTTAACCCTGTCAAAATTGGTATTCATCTCCTTGCGGAGATTTTCAATAGCGTCTATTAAATCTCGATAAGATACCGCGTTTGCCATATTAAGTAAAAAGTAAAAATGAACCCCCAGCAGCTGGTGCATAAGTTACCACCAGTTTCGGCTTGTTAGACCCGTTATCAGCAAATTTAACTGCAATCTTGTTGTCACCCGTTGGAGCAGAATTATTATAATCACGAGAGTTGAGAGAACCGATAGCTGTTATACCAGTTTTACTCACCCCAGCTATTCCTGTAGCATTCAAGGTAATATCAGCATAGGTAGCGTCAGTCATGCTTGCTAAGGTTACAGACCCCCAAGAAGTTCCATAGTTGGAAATATTGAAGTCGCCAACAGCCAAATTATTATTAGCAGCCAGCGTAACCGGGGTAATTACAAAACTTGTGGTGTCGGCGTCACTGTAGGTATATCCCCTATCAGCATAAACGCTAAAAACCGCACTACTTATTACATCGGTGTCTGGAATTGAGGAAGTATCAAAAGTAAAAGCTCCCCGGTAAATAGAATAATTCGTGCCGGAATAGTAAGTCCGGCAGGGAATTTGTATTGCTTCATTAGCTACAGCTGCCCCCGCACTAGCGGTTGACCTACTAGCAGCCCAGGTAGTGCTGCCGGGGTCAATGTTAAGCCTTCCATCTACGGTTGTTGATCCTGAACCTGTATCTGGGTAAGCTGTTAAAGTAGCAAAACTGGCCCAGGGGTGAGATAAAAGGCGTTCCGGTTTAAAACGGATTTCTTTTTGAACGTCACTTAAAAAACCAGCACAATCAGCTAGGTTCAAACTTTCCAGCATTAAAGCAAATTTACGCATGTAGGGGTCTTTAGAGAAAAAGGTAGCTTGAATTATTGGCCTTCCGTTCTGGAAGTCTTTTATTAAATGGAAACCACTTGGAGTAACCTTAATAACCCTGTCTTCTTTATCTATCTTCCCCCCGAATTCATCCTGTAGCCATTCTTTTCCGAATCTAGTATTACAAAAGGCTAGGATCTCCTTTTGATAAGTAGTAAAAAGTGGTCGGATCATATTTATATGTTCTGTCCAACAACGAAACCATCATAATTTCCTGCAGAAGTACAAAGAAACCCGAGAATATCCGCCTTACTTGCTGTTGTTGTCAATGTAGGCGCACTTCCCCCGGCCCATTTTATCGTAGAAAACCATGTTACGGTTCTTGACCCCGTTCCGTCCTGTAAAAGTCTTAAAATGAAAGTCTGCCCTACTGAGACGTTTGATACAGCTAGAGTTCTATTACCTCCCAAAGTAACAGAGTGAAAGTTGGAAGTTGCCATGTTAAAGGTAATCGTTGCCCCATCAGTATCTGCGGTAATTGTCCCATACCTAGCGTCTTGTCTAACTTTCCCTGTTCCTTTTCCCGCAAAGGTTAGATCAATATTTGTATCCCCCCCGGTTGCAGAAAGAGTAGGGGCGTTACCCGTGGCGGCGTTTGCTACTGTGATTTCGTTTACAGCCGACGCAGTAGCGGTTACCTTAAAAAGTTCATTCGCATTTGTATCGTTTATTGAGGTTATTACTTTAGGAGAGGTTATAGTTGGGGTTACTAGCGAAGCATTGGTCATGCCTTTCGTGTGCAACCCACCCGCTTGGGTATGTTCCGCAACTAAAGCGTCAACTAGGTCATTCCAGTCCTTTGCATTCCAGACCATTTCCACTACTGGAGAAGTATGGGCCTGTTCTGTGGTCCCGTCATATCCCCTGCCCCCGGTAGAAACTACAAAATTACTCCCGCTTATTGTCCCCTTTATTCTCTCCATTAATGACGGTGTAGCCGTTCCTGAAGAATTAACCCTGTCAAAAGTTAAGGTTATTTCCGTATCTGTCGGTAGGCCCACCACAGAATTAGGAGTAATCGTTACTGACGTACCCGTCCCGAACGAATTGGTGGTACTTGAATATAGACTTTTATACTTGCGTGCAAGGTCTGCCATAAAAAAAGACGCCAGATATGTTGGCGTCCGTGTTCCGCAAAAAGCGGAATATAAACAAATTTCTTTTACACTACCCCACAGGAAATTGTCAACTATAACTCCCAGTCTGATGGCGGTGGTGTTCTGGTTGGTTTTCCCTCAATGATAAAACCATGCAAGATATAGTCTGTATCTACTCCAGAAGTAGTAATCCTCATTTTTATATCTCTCAATGTCTTTCCTATACGCACATAATGAGGATCAGACGAATCGGAAAACGTAGTTGGAGTACCACTTGTTGACCCCATCTGGACGTCACCCATTAGGTCCCACCCCATACCCGTTAAGGAATATGTTGGGGAAATTGTCTTAGACGCTATCGCCTGAAATGATTTTCTTCTCTGTGTACCTGATACCTCAAAATTAATCGTCCCTCTAGGAGAACCAAGTTTCAAATAAACTTTGCCTATCTTCATGAAGTCCTTCCATAGTTTGGCTGTATTTAATCTCCCGGTAGCAAATTCGGTATCAAAGGAAACGCCCAAATCGCCAGCGATATTTTCCCCTATTTCAATCAATTTAGTCCCAGAATTGGGGACGTAAAGGAAATGTGTCACCCCGGAAGTATCTGTGTATTCTAGGAAATTCTTAACCCCAAAAGACCAATCAACAATCCATCCCTGGCGTTCCGTGTCTAAAATGATAATTTTAGTGTTTCCTGTGGAGGTAGTCGGCACGGAAATGAATACTTTAGCGTCATAAAAGTAAGACGCTATCCCGCTTATCTTTGACCCGATCAAAGAGTTCCAATATGGTCTAATCTTACTGGAAATTTCATTTGTCCTTAAAATCCCATAATAGTTTTGTTGCGGGCCAAGAGAAAACCAGCCTTTTCTATTGGCAAACATAATGTTATTACCATCCGAGACTACCGAGTTTTGGGCTTCTGTACCCCATGAACCCACAATTTTAACCGCAGATGGGACGGAGAAAGAAGTATCACCAACAGTTATCGAAGAAATAGATATTTGCCAGACTGCCCCCCGACCTTCTGGGGTTTTACAAAGCACCGTAGCCCTGCCTTCTCCCTGACCTGTTTGGTAGTGAACGACTTTAACTGGCGTTTCCCGGCCACCTTTTTCCAAATTTATCCATCCCCCACCATAGAAGTCGGAGAATACACCCATGAATGTCCCCGTGCCAGAAAAATGCACCGTGTACCGCGAATTACTGTCATTAGTCCCCCACATCCTATTCCCAGAAACAACCATTGAGGTAAACTTAGGAGCTGCGGTAGTATTCTGCAATGGCGGAGTAACGTATGGGTTTATAGCCAAAGTTCCATCATCCTGGAAAGATGAGGCGGTAGTCGAGGTTAAAAGGGCTTCATCCCCCGATTCGTCGGAAATATAAACCTGATACCGGGAAGCACCAGACGCGACAGTCCATGACCAAGTTATAGCCTCAGTAATTCCCGACCCAGCAGCGTTGTACCAATTGTCTCTTAGTTTATTGGTAGTTACCGAAGCCTCCGTTGATCCAACTGTTTCTCCAATGTCGTTTAGGGCTGTGACTTGGCAATAGTAAGTATAAGATCCAGAAGCAAGACCAGAAGCTCTTGCCCCAGAAACTCCTGTAGGTGCGGATATACTGGAATATGTGGTTAAAACAGAACCATCGTATCTGGCTAGATTATCTGTGCCATTAGCGATATAAAGATACCCTGCTATTTGTAAAAAATAACATTGAATCCCAGCAGTAAACGTGGCCCCTGTGATCGATGTCCATGATCCCCCATTAGTAGATTTATACGCTACTCCCCCAGCAACAGCAATTAGTTCTGTTGTCCCGTCTGATTTTAAATACTCTGCAGAACCATCACAGTTTGCACCAAGATCGGCCCCATAGTAAGCCGTCCCCCATCTTGGTTTTGGTAAACCGTCTTGATCCCATATTAAGTTAGTAGCAGTAACAGCCTCGTTATCGTCTACTCTGGCTTCATCGAGGAGCTTATTGACTAGACCACGAAAGTCCTTTATTTCGTGGACCGCTGTACCTGTATTTTTTCTTCGTGATTGCAGTCGAATCATACATACTAAACACCAAACCCGTCACCAAATTCTATAGAGCTTGGTATATTATCAGAAACACCATATAACTGGCTCATGTTGACAACTCGCATTTGTTCCAGCCTGGCTTCCGCCATGTTGTTGTAATCTGGATCTACACCGTCTTCTGCCATGTGGGCGGCAATAAAATAAGAGATAAAATAAGGATCAGCCATCTCTGTCGTACTAGTTGTAGCTGTAAATTTGGTCGCCTGTTTATAATACTCATAATGAATTGTGTCACCAGTTGTTAAAGTGATATTGGGATTGAAATGTAAAGTAAACCCTGCTTTTTCTGAACCAGAAAACCAGCAAACTCTAGCACTAGATTCATCATAAACAGCCGATTTTTCCGAGGGGATAACCTGCCAATACGAAGAAGATCCTCCAGAATCGGAAGTACGAACATAAGAAGACGGATAACGCATATCCGTTGGAGCGGTGTAGTCATAGGTTCCCGCTGTTATTGTTTTAGTTACTGACGAGGCTGCGTCGTCAAGAGTTACCCATAGTTCTTTCCATCTGGTATTATCGTAAAACTCCCACCTGTTGATAGCTGCGTCTCCCAATTTTTGGGCCGTAGTAAACTCATCATCTCCACTGACCCAAGGATCGGCCCCCTTTTCTAAAAGATAGTAGGCATTGGTTATAACTTCACTAGCGGTTAAAGCTGCCATAAAAAAGGCCCCGCCTAGCGGGGCTCTCGTCCTGCCAAAAGCAGGACACAAGTAATTTCTTATATCACCCCAAACAAAAATATGTCAAGTTTTGATGGTGTATTTCCGGCTAAGAGACTTTATCTTAATTTTTTTAGGAGAAATTATCTTAATATTTTTTACTCCTCCCTTTCTTATTCTTAACTTGGGTACAGAAACCCTCTTGATAGACACCTTTGCGGGCTTTTTAGGCTTGGTAAAACTCTTGTAACTTTTGTATTTAGCAACACTTTCTTCCAAGTCACGAATTTTTTTTCCAAGTCGGATCGAATCATCTTTTTCATCGGGAGCTGTCAATGTTTTACTGTAATCTTTCAGGTAAGAAATGTAATCCTGTGTAACTGACACCCAACCGTTAACATCTCCTGTAGCTTTTAGCTTACTGGCCATATCAGAATACAGCGCGTTTGTTTCGCTATATTTTTGTTTTGCTATGTTATAAGACGACACAGAACCAGGTTTACTTGAATCTGGATAATATAAACGTCCATTAAACTCTTGTTCTTTTCCTGTCTGCAAAACTTTCTGACGGATTATCTCCTCCCGGATTTTATAGTCTTGACTTTCAATAGTCCCACCGGATTTAACTTCTTTTAACTTTTTATCCTTGGCGCGCTCGTCAATCACAGACTGATAATAGTCTTTACCTAATATCTTAAATACCCCCGACTGTAGTTCACTAAGAGGTTTACGATTTTCTTGAAAGTACCTCTCAGCTTCTGGAGTTGAATACTGACCAAACAAAGCAGATTTGACAGCATTGGGAATATTTTGGTCCACAGGAAATTTGACCCCAGTTTCTTTTCCAACATAACCTTTGGCGAAAGATGTTAAACCTTCCATAGTTTTCTTAACCTGGGCTCCGCCATATGGAGGAATCAACTTGAATAGTGGATCCTGTAACCCTTTAGTTGCTAATACACCACCTCCAAAACGGGTTGGATCTTCTCTGCCAAATAATTCTTTCCTTGTGGGGAAACCAAGTTCTTTATTCCCGTATTCTGGATAAATAGAAGCTATTGTTTGTCCTAGGGGTAAATTGGACAATACCTCACCAGCTTGCCTTCCAGTGAATTTAATCAATCCCTGCTTTTTGTCTTCTTCTTGACGCAGAATCTCCACTCCATCTTGCAACGATTTCAAAGGATCAAAGGACACACTTGATCCCCTGACCGCTTCCCCGGCACGATTAAAAAGATAGTTAAGGGCAAATAAAGCAGTTAGTTTCCCAAAGGACTTTTCATCAACAAAATCTTTCATAACCCACCATAAATTACCAACTTCTAACTGGAAAGGAGCAACTAACTGAAATAACCGAGCCTTCTGGCCAAGGGGGGGCTCTCCGATACCCCTACCACCGACCATTCTCCTCGTAGCCTCATCGGCAAACCGAATAGCGTCTGGCACGCCTAATTGTAATCCCTTTTCGTACTCCGAATTCCAAATATATTTAGTTCCAGATTCATCAAGAACAGTCAAGAACCACTTGCCAAATTTTTTGGTATCGCCAAGTATTCCTCGATCAAATTTGTCAAAAGCATTAAAATAACGCTCTTTCAAGAATAGGGATTGAAGCATTGGTTTGTTTTCTTTTACTAATCCTCCGACCGTCCTAGCTAAACCTTTAGTAGCGTTAACTACTCCGACATCTGCAATCCCCTGTGGTACATTGTAAATTTGTGCGATAGAAGAAGCAGCATTAAATAATACCGTGTTGGCTTTTACTCTATTATTTACCCAGTCAAGAACCCTAAAAGCCGTTCTTCCTCCTACCTCTTGAGCAACTCTGTCTATGGGATTAGTTTTCCCTGATAGGTCGTCAGCAAAACGATTCAAAGACAAAATTAAATTATTCAAGTGTCCAGTTTCTTTAGTGGCTTCAGAAAGTTCATCAGCTAGCGCCCGGAAACGACCGATATTAGGATCAATGTGTTTGGCAACGGCCGCGGATTTGATATAGTTCAAAAACCCACCAACCGCGTCGAGCTCACTCTTAACCCCAAGTCTTTTTTGAGCAATAGAAAGAAATCTTGATAAAGGCTTTGTACTATATGATTTACCGGCTAAAGTTGAAGAAATCCCCGCGGGTGTGTCAAAAATGTTCGCTAGTCCTTTTAAGCCTTCCTGTACTTCGCGAAAATGGCGGTAATAATCTTGGCGGTAGGGAATAAGTTTATCGGGATCATTCGGATATAAATATGCTCTAACTTTATTAACCTCATTTCTCAAAAGATCATAGTTTGTTCTAAACCACTCATCAGCCTTAATTATCTTTTGGGCCTTATCCTGTCCAAATTCTTTAATCAATGATGTTAGATCCCTTGTCTTCTCGCCATACTCCTGTACCGCAGCACTTTCTCTACTTCCCGCCTTAATACCAAGTCCATTTTCAATCTCTCCACTTACCTTATTACTCCACATAGATAATTCGTCATAGAACCTACCTTTTGAATTTTCAAAAGGCTTGAGAATCAAATCATCCACTTGATTGTACCTTTCCCCAAAAGCATGTTTTAGATTACGGTACATATCCCGCCAATAAATAGTTGGGCTAGCAATATCTCTTAAATTCTCTACATTTGACGATAAGGGAGAAGCAGACTTTTTAATAGCTCCAAGAACAGTTTTTTCCAGGCTTTTTGTAGCACCTAGCGAACCGAATAGGGACTTGTCGGCTTCGGCCATATAACGATTAAATTCATTTTTAGCTGCTTGTTGAGCCTTGTTTGCCACCCTAGCTAAAGTTTGTGGTGTAGCCCCAGCGTTGTATACACCTTGAATTGGTCGCTCTATCTGCTTGATGAAAGCCGTCTGTGCTTCTTTGTTTAGCTGAATTTGCTCTCTTGAAGTAGCCAATCTCCCAAATTCTCGTTCCCACATTTTTTGCTCGTCTAGGGATTGCTTCTTAATTTGAAATAACTCTCGCTTTTCTGGAATGCTTTGCATTTTTGTTTTCAGATTTAGGGCAAAATCAAGAGTTGTGTTATCATCCGCACCTTCCAGCTGGGGGAAAGATTCTCGTACACCTGCTAATGCCCGATCAACCAGGTTGGGGTTCTTCCGCCTCAATGTCACTACGTCCCCACGACCTTCTACAAAGTCCTTCGTCCTAGCTAAAGACTTTAATTTATTGAATAAATCAATATTGCTACCTAAAGTGTCTCTATTTGCTTTCGCAATCTCCCGCTCTACTTCCCCGGCAGCAACAGCCTCTTCCAATTGTTTAACTTTTTCCTGTGAATTATTTGCTATTGCACTCGGAATACTAGCTCCCTGATTTGGTGGGGGTGGGGTGAAAGAATAAAAATTTTTAAGTTTTGAAATTATATCTTCTCTAACATATTTATTGTTCCAAGAAGCGAAGTTTTTTGATTTTTCAATTGCCCCATCTAGAGTTGGTGTATTTGCAACGATTGTCCCAACTTGCTCGTCAATAGCAGAAACCTGTCCTCTTCTATCAACCACACTTGCAAGAAACGCCTGTTTCCTATTTACCATCTCTGATGGGGTAAAACCGCCGATACCAGGTTGCTCGCGTGATATAATTGAACTTGATGACAAGGGAGGATTGGATTGATTTATTTGTGGGGGAAGTGCACCTTCTATGTTTTGCTGTGGTATTTGTCGGTTCGCTAATTTTCTTCGTGCGAGTGATTCTTCTACCGTTAGTGCATTTTTTCTCCCCATTATTCCAGTAGCGCTTTGGGCGTAATATTCATCAAGTGCTTTCCTTGCCTCTGGTGTTATTCCCCCTCCTGTTTGTAAAGGTTTAGCCTGATTTTGTCCCATCCTTTTCATAGTCCTAATACTCAAGCCGAAAGGGGTATAATCATGAGGATTTTCTGCTAAATATAAGGCGTCACCAATGAACGACTTAGCTACTTTCAAGTATTGGTCCGAATCGCGAATAAATAATTTTGACATCTCCTTTGTAGAATTCGGATAAACTTGTTTTAATGCGTTACCAATGTGTTCTAAAACCCTCATCTGCTGCTGAGGACGAAGACTTCTCCATTGATTTATTCCCTCATAGGCCATTTTTATAGTTCCATAATTTTTTTGTATTCTGTCTAGGACGTTTTTACGCGATAATTTTCCAGCGAAAAGTGTAATAGGAATTTCAGCAAGATTAAGACCCTCCTTGACTACGGGCCGGGTAGTAAAAGCCTCTCCCAATCCAGCGTATTGTTCTCCAGTAAAACCCTTGGCGAATGACCGCCATTGTTCAGTAATAGGTTTATTCTGTAATTGAGCCCGTTGCTTAACTTTTGCTCCCTCGTAACCTGCCCAAACTGGACCAGCCGGGGTTAAGTTAAATAATGCTCCAGCAGTATTTAATGCTCCCCCCATAACATCCCCAACCTTGTTTATTATCGGTTTAGGTTGGGTAGCAGCAGAAAATAAGCGATTCGCCTCTCCTAGAGGTTGGAATACCCTATTTTTCATATACTCACCAACTACCGGGGGATAGGAAATAGGTTGTCTTGCCTGCTGGAATCTCCTGATATTCTCGTAGTTTTGGGGTGTTGGTTGAGGATTAAAAGTTCTCTGAACAGCGTTGCCCGCTCCCGTTAAGAGTTTATCTAGTTCGTTGCGTAAATCTAAAAGCGATCTTGCCATTCATCTTATCTCCACCACTCATCAGCCTTCGCGTTTTGTCCTGGGTAAAATCCCTGAGCCGAAGACGTATTCCATGACGGCGCACCGGCAATGCTTGGTGTATTAATTCCTGGTGCCTGGAATCCACCTACGGCCTGCATGTTAGTCTTGAGTTGGTTTATATTAGTCGCTGTGTTCATCGCCCATTGTTCAAGTGCAGCCCGGCGGTTTGCGCTTTCCTGTTGAACCATTTGTAACTGACCCAGACCAATATTTAATAATTCCTGCCCCTTTTGAAGTAGGGCTTGACCCTTGAGATTCCTAATTTGATTTTGGGCTTCAGCAAACCACTGAGCTATAGATAAAACCTGATTGTTCTTCTCGGTGTCCAAGCGGGACTTTTCCTGGATATAGATATTATTTAGTCGAGATTCCCTATCTCCAATATCATTCATGATTGAGGATTGTTGAGATAGAATATCCCCACGGCCTTTTGACCCAAGCTGGGTAAGAGCATAAGAGTATTGATTAGCAGCACTTGAATCCCCTGCCCCTCTTGCACCTAGATAGACCTGACCTGTCATAAACATATTTCGTAGGTTATCTGAAAGGTCTTTTAACGACTTCCCCGTCCTTTCCTCTGTTTTTCTCCGTTGTGTACCAAGATCGGCCATCCCCTGGGTTTTCTGTGCTCCCAAATCAGATACTGATTGGTTGTACTGATTGGTAACGATTCCTTCTTGAGCAGCCCTTTGAGGATCAAGACCTGCCATTTGGTCATCTAAAGAGCGAAAATAACCTTCATAGGCCTGGTTCAATAAATCATCTGGAGATGGCCCACCTGGAGTACCGCCACCAGATGGTTGAGGGGCACCACTTGATCCCCCACCAGAATATGATCCCCCACTCGTACTTGCTCCTAATACGTTACCACCGTAGTTTGGCTGTATGCCCACGCTTTGATTAAGGGCAAGCCTGCCTTGATAGTTGGCAGCGTAGGGATTAGTCATACTGGATTGAGGTGTTACGGGACCACGATAGTTAGCGTAGTAGGGATTAGTTTGACTAGAACCGTATATTAAAGCCATATTATTTTTTTACCTTGCAGCCATATTTCTTATCCCATTTCTTCGCAATCTTGGGATGTTTGGCGTGCATATACTTGCGTTGCTTTTCTGATTTATAAGGCATAAAAAAAGATCCGTTCCCATTAGATGGGCTTGCGGATCGCAATCCGTAAACACGGATCAGTAATCTTCGTGATTTATAGTTTGCCTGACAAATTTTTGTCAAGTACCCAATACTGACCTTATTAACGTGGAATATTCCTGAACGTGATTTTTAATCTGATGGCCCTGGATAGTCTCAAAGGCGTTTTCTCCCATCTTTCTCCTTAGTTCAGTATCAACAATCAATTTTGAGAGCTTATTAAACCAATCATCGGCGGTATAACAAAGATAGCCGTTAACTCCATCGTTAACTACTTCTTCATACTGCCTAATCCCCTGGTAAACTCCGGGCTTACCCGCTGCACCGTATTCAAGATACTTGATATTACTCTTGGCTTTGTTATAGGTATCTATGCTTAATGGAGCTACACAAATATCCGTTTCTGCCATGTAACCGGGGTATTTATTATTAATCCATCTATAAATATCCACGTCGCCATATCCCACACGATACCTTGACCCCCATTTCATTTTCCAACGACCAACATGGGCGCCAATACAAAGCAAGTCAACGTGGGGGAATTCCTTAAAGATTCTATCTATACCATCTTCAAACGCCTTTTCTTGTAAATCAATGAAGTGAGTTGTTGATCCAAAGTGCGTAATAGTTATCTTACCATCGTTTTTGAAAGGCTGTTTATATTTATATAAATCAAGATCAATATAATTGGGAATAACTGTTATTTTATCTTTACTTTTCTTAGAATCATTCAAAAGAACATTCTTTAGAAATCTGTTAGTAGTTACAACGTGGTCAACGTCGTCTAATATGCTTATAAAATTACGCGCCCCCTCGCTTCCTTTCCTGTAAACGTAATAAGAGGGATTATCGGGGCGGATGTAAGGAAGAGCGTCGTCAACGTCCATAATAATTTTAACGTCGTTTTTTCTCGCGAAACATCCCATTGCAGCATAACTCCAAGCGCTGGCGGTGTAATTGAAGAAAAAGACTTTGTATTTTTGTGAAGCTTCTAACCAGTCCAGGCGTTTATCTTTCGCCTCTTTAGTCGAAAAGATATCCACTTTAAACTCCACATCACCATCTTTGTATCCGTTAAGATACTGCATGGGCTGGATTACACGAACAAAGTCGACCCCAGATGTTCTTTCCGGCGTATCATGACTTGGGACTGAAAAAATAGGTACGGTCATTTTTGCGTGTCTTCTATAAAAATATCCAATCTCTTACTAAATATGCCTCGTAGGTTCATGTAATGCGTTCTAAAGCCTTCCGTGTCCAGGGGGATATGTTCATCATACCCCCAGCTTATACCATTCAGGCCCGGCTCATATCTTTTGAACTCGTCTTTTGAGTTGTTATTAATCATAACAACACGGCAACCGCATAGCCTAGCAACTTCTGTCATGGCCGTTACGGGATCATAGCAATACATGACGTCACACTCGTTAAGAAGGTCTGCTAGTGCGGATTGGTTTACAGCAAACTGCCTAGTTATGGGAATAGCGTCTTGTGGGTGAGCGTTAGTTGATATTCCCTTCCCAACAAAGTAGCACGTTTTATTCCTTGTTTTTTTCTGGTCTTTGAATAGATGAAGGTTAAGAATAGGCAGGAAAAGGATATGGCTTTCCTCCAGGTCTTCATCCTCGCAAAATAACCTAGAGAAAGAATAAATCCTATCACCCTTGTTAAATATCGTTGGACCAGGATGGGCAACGCCATTTTCCACCAGGCTCATCACTCCGGGCTTATTTAGTAAATATCTAACGACCGTACTAGCCTCCATGTCGTTACCGTGGTAAATTTCCGGGTAAACCCCAATAAATTCCTGATTAGGGATCTTAGCATTAAGATAAGCAATCTGCCCCTTAGCAAGTAACCATCCATAAAGACCGTACATCACACGAATCCCCCCAGAGACTGGATCAAACGCTGGTGTCCTTAAACTGTAGGCTTTCATAAGACAGTTACTGTCTTTCCATAGTGCGCTATCTTCTTCCAATTTTCTTTTACATCCTCAACAATAGGCATGTTTGGTATATCCAGTTTGGGGAAGACGTTACCCCTCGCAAAGTGATAGGCCTTAACTTGCTCACCCTTCAACATGGTTTTTCCATTCTCAATATAAAACTGGACTTCTCGCCCTAGGGATTTACAGCCATAATAGTCCTTGTCTTTATCCCATATAAGGCGGTGCATTTTGGAAACAAGCGAGTCCTGATACCAGACCAGGTTTAGGGTGTCATTCTCTTTTCTTAGGTAGTCCATAGCTTTTTTATTGGCTTCTTCCCAGATACCCCAGAATTCCGGCCTTCTTGAGGCTACCATGCCCGCCTGGACGTACATTTCCTCGGAAATGCTATCAAAAGAGGCGTTCTCATAGTCGTTATAGTTCCAGACCCCGCCAACGTCATAGTCTTCATCGAAAACCCTTGTTAAACGATCCAAAATTATAGTATCCGCGTCAATATTGACCACTAGCTTATATCTCCCAGCTAAAAGACGCGCAAAAGTTGGCTTCGCTTGGTAAAAATTAATTTTCTCCTTATCAAAAACCCTGTCTATCTCATCCTGCCGAAAAACTACGAGGGGAATATCGGGGTGGAACTTCTTGAAAGAATTAATAAAAATGTGTGCTCCTACCGGGTAGAAGTACGCGTCATCAACAATAGTAAAAGCTACAGCACTACCCATATCTTGCTAAACTGATATTCATTTTCTTGTGAAAAGTAGAATAATAGCACTACTATCGTAACGCCGGGCAATAAACCCTAGGCTTTCCATGTAGGCAACTAAGTCCCGCCAGGTGGGGTGATGAAATTCAATCTCGATAGCCTTGATCTTGTGGGCTACGTTCTTAAACCCATCTGAACGTAAAATGTCATCCTCTGCCCCCTCAACGTCGAATTTAACAAAGTCAACGCTGTCAATGTTGTTTTCTTTAAAGAAAGTTTCGAAAGTTTGAGCTTTGACGGTTTCCTTTTCTTGGCCATAGTCGTTAGTGTAACTGTTACACGTCCGATTCTGGGATAATTTGTGCATGGTGACTTCTCCATCTTTACCTGCTATAGCCATGTTAAATAAGTCGACGTTATCCCACTCGTTAAACTCCTTATTTTTCTTTAATGCCTCATAGTGTTCCGATGATGGCTCTATTGCATAGAGTTTAGAGCAAAAGTTTCTCATGTACTGCGTAACTACACCAATATTAGCTCCTACGTCTATGACTACCATGTCCGTTTTAGTATTAAAAATATCAGCGTAGACCCCGTCAAAATAAATCTCCTTATAGATATAGGGGATAAAGAGAGAATCGAACTTAATCGGATTATCTTTTGTCCCAACTGGATAAAATAATGCTCCTAACATATTATCTCCTTAGACTAATAAAACTAGGCTTATTATTAGCTAACATCTCCTTAACCATCCCGGGCACGTCCTCTTTAGTTTCCGGGTAAAACTGGACAATATTTAATCCTTTCAAGAAAACCTCAGCCAAAGTGCCATCATGACTTGGGCCGTCATGATTATAATCTTTCCCCCTACCAGCTCCTATCAGCTTAACGGGGACTTGCTCGCCATGAAGGTATAAAGCTATAGTTTCTGCTGCCCGCAACATGAAGGAAGAGATTGTATACACCCATGGGACTTTACCCTCTAAAGCTAAACCTACAGCCATTCCTAGCATGGCCTGTTCACTGGCCCCGCAATTAATAAACCTGTCTGGGAATTTATCCCTTATATCATCAAACATTTTGTAGCCAAGATCACCGACAAGAAGCCAGACATTCTCGTTAGCCTCCATCTGGCGATATAACTCTGCTGCAAAATATCCTCGTTGTGATTCGTGTACATTCATAACTTGATTGCCTCCTCGTATTCTTCTTTCGTTAGTTTGTGATAATGTCCATCTAGTCCTTGTAGGAAGTCTGGATATTTAAACATGTCAACCTTAACAACAAGGGCAGGGTAATGCTCCTGCATTCTTAAGTCAAGCCAGTCTACATCAGTTTTCCCATAAGCACTATATCCATTACCAACCACGGTAATTCTCAAATTCTCCAGTTTTTGCTCATTAGCAATTCGTAAAGCCTCCCAGTTTGACCCCTCAGCCATTGCACCATCGGAAGTTACACAATAGACGTTTCTATTTCTGTTAGCCAAGGCCATACCGACCGCAATTGGCAGTCCCTGACCTAAACTGCCAGTAGAACACCAGATACCATCCTCTACATCTCTATTTGGGTGTGTACCATGCTTAAGTACCAAAGCCTCAGCGTCTTTGCCGTATTCCTTTTCCAGTACTACAGCAAGAGCAAGAAATGCGTGACCATTGTCTAAAACAAAAGGATCATCTTTGCCCTTGATTAAGTGAATGCGATCTATGATATTAACCGAGGTTAAAACTGAGCTTAAATGAGTTAGCCCATGTTTGTAACTTATATCAATGCACCTACGCTCCAACTTATTAATCATGTTTTTTAAATTCCTCTACCATCTCAGCAATTGACTGTTCAAGTGTTTTTTTAGGAAGCCACCCGGTACTTCTTATTCTTAAATTAGTAGATACCCAGTTTTCGTTATCGTAGCTCCTCATGCTTGGGACCTGGACAATATTTGCTTTTTTCCCGGTTATACCCTCTACAATCTCCTTGACTTGTCTATTCGTGTAAGAAAGTCCAGACCCGACCTCAAAAGTGCCAGACAATCTCTTTGCGGAAATGAGGATCAAAGCATTCACCAAGTCGTCAACGTCAATGAAGTCGTGCGTAGGTTCGGGGACGAAGTTCATTGTCTCGCCAGTTAAGCAAGACCTAATAAGCGTGGGTATCAAATGTGCCCTTTGTTCACCGACCCCCGTAACTGAAAACGGTCTTACAATGGCGATCGGAAGTCCTTGATCCTCTTTATATGCCAGGCAGATTTGCTCCCCGGCCTTTTTTGCCCTTGAATAAAATGTTTGACGTTCCAGACCGACAGAAGACGAACTTAGATAGATGAGCGAATCAAAGCCGTACCTAACACCAGTGTTTATAACGCTTATTAAATCAGTAATATTAGCTCTAACCATCTTCTCTGGCCCAGAATGGCTAGCCATGTTTCCATAGGTTGAACAAAAAAAGAATCTTTTGTATGGAGAATCGAAACTATCAAGTTCTTCGTGGGGAATAGGTACAGAATCTGGAAGTTTTGAAGTTAAATGACTACCAATAAAACCATTAGCACCAGATACAAAAATTTCAGACATAAACAAATATCAACTACGGATGTATATCACTCCTAACCGTTGCATGTCAAGGCTGCTTAGGTAATTCTCCTACCGTATACTGTAAAACCATCTCAAAACTCCCGTGATTTGTGCTAACCCAGACGGGACTAACAACTAGCCTCATGCCATGTTTTTCGCACAGTTCCTGATATTCTTTTGAAAACAATTCAGCTTTATTTACTGGTTTGTTTACTTGGTCTGCCATTATTCATCACCCCTTGCGTCTTGAAACTCTGCGGGTAGATCCTCCCCATCATTAGTTTTTGGTTGGTATTTTTTAATAGCTTCGTAAGCTATCTGTCTTACTGGATCGTCATTGAAAGGAAATTCATCCTCATTAAAATCAAAAGATCTTTGGTCAATTGGGTCTTTGCCTAATTTGCGAAGTTCTTTTGTGGAGAAACCAACTAAATCAATATGGGATTGTTTTTGTAAATAGTTTATATTCAACTGCGCAATCTTCCAGTAGGTAGCATTAATCCCTTTTCTGTTTGGTAGTGATTTTAGTAATGCCATATGTGTATTATACCACTATTTTGCTATGCTGTCTTGCTCCCTACGCATGACATTTCCACGTGAAAATCTGCACTAATACCATAAATTACATTTCCATAAGTATCTGCCGCATCAGCTCCTAGTCTTGATAATGAACAAAGCAGTATAGAAGATACGGTTTTTCCTGTTCCAGTTATATTTGAGAATGCGTGCATTACGTGTTTATCAGCAACGGCAGGTGCGGCAAAAGTTAGTGTTTCTGATGTTGCTGTAGGGAATGTTCCATCAGCATTCGCCCATGAATAAGTGAGGGTCCATCTTGAGTTTCCAGAGGTGGCGTCTGGATAAGCAACGTGGATATGGATTCCTATATCTGAACCCTCCTTATAATTATGTGGAATTTGAACATTGAAATAGAGAACATTTGTTACTGTTGCGCTAAACGCTGGCGCTTCGCTACTTTTGTATGCTGTCCAAGTAGGGGGATTGGTTGATGATACTTTTACTGTAAGGAGATTAACTACAACATCATTCCAAACAGTTGCTGTACCCTCAAAGGTCATTTCCCCACCCTTTGTTATCTTTATCCCATTAGTTGTCCCTCCTAACCACAATGCCCCATCGGTGTCCCCGTTGGCGTCAAGGAAGATCATGTTAGGCTCTGTGTCACTCTCGACCCTAAAATCAGCCGTAGCGGCCCCTTGCTCGTTAAAAATCGCCCCACCAACACCATCAAAAGAAACTAATACTTGAGCGGATGAGTTTTGCCATTCTGAAAGATTAGTGGTTTGCGTTGAATATCCTTTTACTTTAAACTGCAAAATGTCCTCTGATCCTACAATTTCCAAGTACTGCCCTAGGTGATTCCATCCGTTGTCTGAATAGATAGCCCATGGACTAGTAATATAGGCAGACTTTTGATTCCTTATGTGAAGAGCCATGTTTGTAGTAATTGCCGATCCTGCCCCTCCAAGCACGGAATCAACGTCAATGTGGTACATGTTGGTTATCGTTCCCGTTGAAGTATTTCCATTAGTCATCGCAAGGCCAAAGTTATTCGTTACAATTCCAGTGCTAATATTTCTAGCAACAAAGCGAACCCCCTGATTATTTGTGCTTGTGCCAGTTCCGCTATGCTGAGCCAGCGCATATAATCCCCTAACTGCGCCTGTCCAGTTTTGAGTGCCTAGGGACCTAGTAAGAAAGTACCCTGCGTATGGGACTTTTGCGTTGGCAGCAGCAGTCGCAGTACAGTAATTTTCCGCATAGATACAATAAATATCTGCGGTGGGATCGGTAACAGACTGATAGAATTGCGTGTTTGTTGTTATGCTTGCTGTACCTCCAGTAATACCAAAGTAAGTCCTTTGGTTAGTGGTGTCCACATTTAAGACTTGGGTAGTGCCCCCCTGTTGGAAGATCTGAAACGTGGTTGTCGAATTGGCCGTGGGGGTCAAGTTAAGATCGCCAGTAATAGGATCATTAGAAGCGTCTAGCTTGAGATACGTTGTCGGTACTGCTGCTATAAAGGAATCGATTTGAGCGTGGGTGTTAGTTCCGATATTAGAAAGCGTAGTATGATTGATTTGTGCTCCATCTCCTCCATTGTGGTCGTGTGAGTCTCCGTTTGTAACTAATTTTCCACTAAAATCAGAGTAATGAACTCCATCCAGCATATCTGCATTCAGATTTGTATTTAGTGTGGTTGAAGTGGTGGCGTATGGTTGCGTACCTACCGCTACCGTGGAAACAAAGTTATATGCGTTTTGAACTCCCTTGATGTAAGAATTTCCCCTTACAAGCTCGTTTCTGGAGCTTTCATCGTCTATAAGATCAACAAATATCGGGTTAGTCCAGGCTACAGCAGTACCACCAGTTATCCTGCATCTTATGTACAATTCTGTGCCTGTTATCGTGTAGGAAGCAGACGTAGTTGATGAGTTTGTCTGGATGATTGATCCCTTTGAGTACCATTCAAAGGTTGAGGACTGATTAGTGGAGATTGTTATGGTGTTTCCGCTTTGGGTTATAGTTAAGACGTGTTCCGTCTGTCCTGAGGGTGTTTTAACAGAGTAAAAGTTTCCCGCCTTTAGAGAATCCAAAATGTTTGAAGCCGTTAAACTATTCGCATACACCTTTACTGCCTGTTTGCCCGCATATCCCGCTGAGATGTCGTGTAGGTCATCAACTGAAGACACCCACAGTTTTTTTCCCTTAGTAAGAACCGTATCTATTTCGGTATCAAATTCGTCGTTCCTGATACCATTCCATATTTCCATGCCAAAGTAGCCGTTTGTTTGCTCAATATCGGTAGTTTCCCACCCATTAGCTCCCCCGCCAGGGTGGTTTAATTCCATGTAATTACTATCAGCGGTTCCCAAGTCTATAGTCGTTTGAGCCGCTTGGAGTGATTGATCAGTTACACTTATCCCCATTTTCTTCAAATGGGCTGCATTACCTATTGGTGCGGTAACGTAGTCCTCATCACCAAGGATAAATAAGATTCCTGAAACACCAGGATCGGGGGTTACATAGTCATGGTCGGTTATTGAGACGAAGTCATAACTTAACCCTTTATAAAAGTTCATAACAGTCGTGGGAGAATCCGGCACACCTGCGGAATTAGAGGTATGGCAGTGTATTTGCCCTTTATAGGTGTTAGTTTTAGAGTGTTTGTATGGGTTTACAATATCAACACGCTTGCCCTGAAAGGTGTTGTCCTTTATTTTTAGATAGCGGGAATCAATAACGGCCCCTAGATCACTCTCGGAGTGATCGTGCATGACAAGATTCTTTTTTACAAGAAAATCAATGGTTGGACTAGCCATATCAAGAATAAGTCAAGGAGGTAAGGTCTGTAGCAACCTGGGAGAAATTAGCATTATCCGCCCAAGTTATGACAGTCGTTCCCGCCACTGAGCTGTCTATACGCTTACACTGCCATTTTGCTGTTGATTGGGCTGTACCAGGAGCAGCAATACCTAGGTAAGTATAATTACCACTCACGGTTATTTTTGTAGCCATTGCGTCAGCTACAAGAGCTTGAGCGTTTGTCCCATCAAAGCCAAAGCAAATAACCGCAAGAGCCCTTAAAGATTGATCGTAGACGCTATTTAATACGTTCTGCTCGCTGTGTTTGTTTTGTGTGCTATCTTGTGCCAATTTGACCTCCTCTCAACTATCTATATTTTTTTAAATTACTCTTAATACCATCTGTTTCCATTAAAAACTTAACATACGCTGTTATAACCCCTATTTTTACGACTGCTCTCTCCTCATTTTTCAAGTTGTTTACCTTTTCTATCTCCTTTATTCTGTTTCCTACCGCCTTTACGCTGTTAGGTAATTCTCCAGAATCTATTTTGTCCTTTATATACCCCTCTAGTAATTCTATCTCCTTAGGATACCCCCCCTCTGGATCCCTCCAGGTATCACCTAGTCCAAAATACTCGACTGTGTACGGTTTGGCGTGAGCTGATTGATAATCCAAATATGGGACTTCCTCAGTATCGTTACTAACAACAGATGGAGCTTTCCCTCGTGGTAGGGTTTCACTTTCTTGTTTTGTATCATCCGGCTTTCTGTACAGATCCATATTTTTTCCAGGGCATTTCACCAAAGAAGAAACTATGGCTCTCCTGGTGTCCCCTGTCTCTTATAATATCCTCGCTAATATCCTTAGCATTGTCTGTTCTTCCCGCTTTTCTCTCTCTTATCAAGGCTTCTCTCATGGACTTTTTCCACCCGCTTTGCTGCTCATACCTAATAGCCTCTCCGGCCCTCATAGCACTAGCACGTAGGGTCTTATCACTGCTCGTAGATAAAACCCTATTTATTTCAGCTATATCGTGTTTTCTTCCTTCGTCCATAGTTTGTTTCCTTAATGTTGGCCCTACCATTAAGGTAGTAGAGCCAAACAAACCGCTATGTCGCGGAAAACCGACAAGTTAATACCCAGCTGGAGTTGAGTATTTTTGCCGCGTACGATCCAGCCCATGACACCTTCGACAATCTCCCTACTGGGGAGTTTGTGTCAACTGCATTGGCCAGAATGTACAACTTGGGTTTGTCTCCTTCAAGGTCATAAGCCCCGAACGCGTCCATACCGTGGACATAAGTGTAGAACCTAACTACGCCTGACGACGCGGTTGAGGTTGCCT